TTACCAACCATTCTGTGTGTGTCTAATAGTGGTTTGTTGGGGGTAGATGATCCGCTCCTCTGTTTGGCTTTTATAGTGGCAGGTTTAAGTGGTTTAAACTTCTTATCTTTAATGTCCACACCTTTAGCCACACCACCCCTCACATCACCAACTATAATCTGAGCCACACGATTGACAAGGTTGTGAACCTTTGGGATATTATTAAAATCAAATTCCTTTTTAGTCTCTTTAACCTTTACCACTTTTGCTTATTATCTCCTTCCCGTGTTCTGAGCCAATATCAATAGCCTTCAACAGTTCTTGGCTGTGAGCCTCATAAAAGGCTTTGGCAATGGCTTTTAAATAACTGCGTGGCTCTTTGAGCATGCTATCCAAATTAATCCTGCCAAGTATGAGTTCACTATTTTTATCAACACCATCCTTTAGTGAATCAATACCATCTAAATATTTATGGATTAAATTATGCACCGAGTTTAAAAATACTGCTTTCTGTGTCGGATTGCTGTTTTATGTTAGATACCGATTTCTTACGTTTCGCCAAATATGCTTCGGCATCATCACGATCCCAATCAGGATTGCGACGAACCAATATATCAACCTCATCAATAAGTCCGTGAGATAGATCCCAATCGTCTTTTGCTCTTTGCTGTTCATCTGATAATACCTCCATGCTTTCACTAAAGTCCACCACATCTAACTGTCCAATGTCAACCCCTGTATGTGAGGAAATAATCACTTTCTCCAAGTCAAAGAGTTTATATTCAACATTACGCCATCTCTCCAAAGATGATTTACGTTTGTCGTTTAGTTCTTGATTTCTAATTTGCAGGGATATGCCAGAGGATGCCTGTTCAGAGCCATCCACAAAGGATGTGGACAGATGATAATTCTGTGCCAGCATCTTGTATGAGGTTCTAATACACTCATCTATTGACCTTGTGGTGTCTGGTGGGGTTACTACTCCCATTGTTGAATCTAATTGCATCTTGGTAATCTTATCGGGTGCAACTTCCAGATACTTATTATCTACCTCCCCTGTGATATATATGTACCCAAAGGACTGAAATCGGATGTTCGCCTGTCTGTCACTTGCCATCAAATTGATGTTCAAATTCTGGCTTATTAGATCGGGACAGGCATCGGTGTCCATGTAATATGTCTCTGGCTTACCGTCACGGAAAATTTCCACAAATGGAAGGGTCTGGTATGGGTTTAAATTGTCTGGGTTCTCCTCGTTGTATATCCTTTTCCCGTTATTATTCTTATCATAGATGAAATGCTCACCATCCGACCAATACGCCCATAGTTCCGGTGTGCTGTCCTGTACAGTTGAACGAGTAGCCAAAGGATATTCGATTGAGATTGGTGTCATGGGATCATCGCCAAAGGTAGGTTCAAAGTCTGTTATAATATCATACTCCATTCTGCCATTTCTAAAGCAAGGCTTGATGAGTATAAGTTCCAATAGGTTTGTATATGTCTCTGCCTTCTGCATACGGAAGTCTTTGCCCTTTGTTAGTTCAAAGTAAGCATCATTGCTTACCTCACGGATAGGTGCAACCATATAACAAAGTGAAACACGGTCAATGATTCGCTTGGTGATGTTTATATTGGATACCTCTATTTTCTTTAGAGTGTCCTTACTGTAAAAGGGGTTGATGTATTCCCGTGTTCTGCCTCTGTAAAAGTTCAGGGCATCAAGCCTACATCTCAGCCATTCATCTTTATCTTGTTGCTGTGCATCGAACCTTGATTTAAGTACCATCTGTTTGCCATAACTCATCGTTGAATCGCCCTTATATTAACATTATGTAATGGGAACTCCTTTATCAGAGAATAGCCAAGAGCATCGCTGATATGGGTTAGTTCCTTGTTTGACTTATCAATCTCCCGAGTACCATCTTTATTTACCACCTGCTCTAAATCTTTAATCATTATTTTGCAGGATGGGTCTATAATCGTACTCTCCATCATACGATTCACACAGTTCACCCTATCGGTTACAATAGGATTTCTCCTATCCATTATCACCCGCATCCCCTCGTCTTTCATAATGGTAAAATCAGTACGCCTTGCGGATGTTCTCCGTTGCAATGAACCAGCATCCGGGTACATCATATACTCCTTGTTTGGGTATCTGCGTTTAATCTCTCTGCACATTCTCTCGGTCATTAGTTCATCTCCTCCGCTGTGACGTATAACCACCTCATCGAATACTCGTACCTTGGGATGGGTGTCATGCTTCTGCCACAGAACTGAACACATTGGGTCAACGTTCTGGTCGTTTCCAATTCGTATTGGTAGTGTGCTGTTATATTTGTATTGTCCGACATTCTTTTCCCTGCTAAAACAATAATACGTTTGTCCATGTTGGAGATTGACAAACTCCCCATCCATATATGCCTTGATCAGCCTACTGTCATAGTTCAGTTTAAGGCTGTCAATAAACTCTTGTGGGAGAGCCTTATTATCTTCAGTTCTACCCTGAGTAAGTTCATACCCCTCTTTTACCTCATCACTCGCCCAGTATTGCCATACCCACCCAAAACCTTCTGGTGTAGTGGTGATAAATGCCTGTAAACTGTTCCCATCCCTTAACCTTGACAAAAGCATCATCCAAGCAGAATCATCCTTTAATAAATCAGCCTCATCAATACCACCAGAGGCAAGGTTTAACCCCGCCCATCTACGGTAATTCTCAGCAGAACGGAGTATCAAATCAGCATAGCCATTATCCCATCTAACCATGTACCTTAAATCGGATGCAGAATAAGAATAATCCCATCCTGCCTCTTTTAAAAGTTTCTCCAATGTGGGTTGTAATACATCCTTAATCATTGGATATGTAGGCTCTGCCAGTAAGATAGTCTTACCCGGGTTTAATCCGCATTGCCTCATACCCATAAGCACAAAGGCAGTAGTCTTTCCTGAGCCATACCCTGCCACAAGGGAGGGGTATTTAGCCTTGCTTTTTATAAATAATCTCTGATGCCTAAAGACATCAAATTTCGTTGAGTTCAAACCCAACTGGTAATTCCGTTGTTGTTGTCTCTAATTTCTGTGCAGGTTTGCCCTCTGTTCTGTCAGCCAATTCTCGCACCGCCTGTATATTCCCCTTTAGGGCTTCCAATATCAAAGAGCCTATTACCGCGTGTAATATTGTCTTGCCATCTTCTACCTTCAGCGTAAGCCTTTTCCGATCCCCATCTGGTAGTGTTATTGTTATATCTAATTCACTCGCCTGTAATAATTCTTTGGCTTGTTCTGACCATGCAGAAATCTTCTTTGGACGCCCTGCCGGATTCCCAGACTGACCGGGCTTCCACCCCTTTCCGGTTACTCCCCCTATCTTGCTACTCTGTTGTTTATCAACGGCTTTAGGCATAGTTTTGAAACCCCTGCAAAGCAAAGAAGATGAACGTATTCCGATAGCCCTTTGATGACCCGGCTTCAATAGGGGTAACTCCGTGCATATTCTTGTAAGCAGGGTAAACAATCATTGAGTTGTCTGCGCACTCTATGGCTAAATCATAATCGGGAATACTTAAACATCCGCCTTTTGAATCAAAGCGTTTTGTTATTATAATATTTACCGCGCCCTTAATGTTTGAACCATCTGTATGGTACTTGGCTGAAATATTATAATTAGATATCGAACTTGTAAATAGTTTCCCGAACCGCCATTTTTCCGGCACGTTCTTCATCAATTCCGTTTGTTTTTTATAAATCGTTGGTAAATGTTTCTTCAGAATCCCCTCCGATTCCCTGCAAGTAAGTAGCATGGCTTTAATAAATGTCTCCGCGCCCTTGTGTTGGTGGGTGCTATTCATTGAAGGGTAAGGTCTGCTCATGTGCGGTTTAGGAATCATCCCTCCTAATATTGTGCAATACTGCTGAACCTCTAAAATTCCCTTGTCGTGCATAAGCGCGGGTTCTCCGTTTGTTCTTAACATATTCTGTTTAGGCACTCTATCACTCTTAAATTCAGCGTTACAAATAGCAGCAAACTTTTTAACCATCCCTTTTATGTTTTTTATATAAAAGCCCAAAGGTTCGCCATCTAAATAGAAAATAGTATCCCGCGTAACATTTGGCTTTATATGGGGACAATCAGAACCAAGTTTAATAGAGTGTTTAATATTTTGTAAGTCTATTCTTTCCATCCTAACGCTTTACAACTATATGGGAAAGCGGGGGGTGGTTTGGCTTTGTCCTGTAGACCACATTTTCCGGGAACATTCTTACCAATGCCCGGCAATCTTTTATCTTTTGTTCCATTCTTTCATCAAATGTCCCGATTCCCTTTTTGGAATATCTGACAAAATCAGCGAAACAATGGTTAATGATTAAATTTCCCCCGTAATGTTTCAAGTGATAGGCTGTTGCATAATAATCAACAATCGTAGAAATACTCTCATC